CGGGACCGATCATCTTGTGCGAGCGAACTTGCTATTGTAGTACAAACCCTATGTCACTAGCTACCGACTACCTACTCCTTAACATTGGACACTCAACGCTCAAGTGGCATTTGGACCGCATCAAAAGCGGATCGTTCACCATCGACCAAGTGGCGGTGTTCTATTGTCCCGATCCCAAGAAATCGGTTTACAAAACCGTTACCCGAGGTCTTGAAGAACTGGTCAAGATGAAGCCCGAGAACTTGCCGATCCAATTGCGATGACTCAAACCGAGTACGTTAAACACAGTGGCTTAACTAAAGGAAGAGTCTCGCAACTCACCGCAGCAGGGATGCCGCTAACCTCCCCAGAAGAAGCGGACGCTTGGAGAGGATCTCGCAAAGGGATTGGAGGTAGACCATCAACGCTCCAGCGAATGACTGCGATCCAGCAGCAACCATCACCAGAACTCGCAGGGGGACCGTACAGACCTCCCGAAGCGTCTGCCGCTATCAACGCTGCTCTAGCGACAGAAGACTCCCCGCAGGGAGCGTACGAGCGGCAAAAGAAGATCGAGCGAGCCGCTTATGATCTAGCCGTTGAAGCCCTACAATCTCGGTCCCTCGATGCTGGCCGCATGGTCTCGGTACACGCTACCGCAGCAAAGAATCTCATATCAAGTCGCGATGATGTGCTGGCTCAATCCGAGAAGGAGCGAACGCTTGTCTCCGGTGCTTGGGTAAAAAAGGCAATGCAGGAACACGATGGAGCAGTGTCCCAACTGCTGAAGTCCATGCCGAAACAGCTATCCGGTCGCATTGCTCCGCACGATCCAGAACACGCAGAGCGCGAGTTAGAGCGTTGGGTCCAAGAAGTATGTCTCAAAACTCTGCATCAAACGGACCCGTGGAAATCTTAAACTGCCAGAAGCCAGCCGGTATTGAATCGCTGCGACAGAACCGGATCGCGATCAAAGCTATCGAGCGACAGACCGGCTTGGAGTTCCTGTCGATATCAGACCAAGAGCCTTCCCGCATTGATGGCTTCATATTTGATCCGGCTAAAGGAATCATCACCGGAATCTATGAGGTCAAGACTCGCAGCTATGGTCTCCACAAGCTACAGACCACATTTGGGAATGAATGGATGATCTCTTGGTCTAAGATCCAAGCGGCTCTTGAGGTTACTAGACGCACAAAGCTGCCGTTCTACGGAGTGCTGCATCTGCTGGATGACAACATTGTTATGATGGTTGAGATCTTTAACCGCAATGCGTCTTGGGCGGCAAACCATAAGGTTGAGGACCGTCTGGTTAACGGAATAAAAGATCGAATGGCGTTAATCAATATGTCTTCCGCTATGCAATATAAGATGAACCAACTATTCTGATGACAGACCTAGAGCTTGAGATCCTAGAGTTCCGCCGACAGTTATGGCGACCGACTCCACGGCAATCTGTGGTTGAGTGGGCCGAGAGCAATCTGACTCTAAGTCAACGGCAGACCGAGCATCCCGGACCTTTTAGTACAGCGGTCAGACCATATTGCCGAGAACCGTTGGAATCTTGGAAAGATCCAGCGGTCTCCGAGGTTACTCTGTGTTGGGGATCTCAAACCAGCAAGACAACCACACTGATGGCTGGTCTTGCGTGGTCAATCGACGTGGAGCCGTCTCCTGCGCTGTGGCTGATGCCGTCTGAGAATCTGGCTCGTAGCTTCAGCAAGTCGCGCTGGTTGCCAATGCTGGAAGACTCTCCCGCTATGGTCGCGCGGTTCCCTACTGATAAAGATCAGATAACCAACCTAGAGCAGCAATTTGACCGCTGTACCCTGACTTTTGTCGGGAGTAACTCACCAGCAAACCTAGCGTCTCGTCCGGTAAGGATCTTGGTCGCAGATGAGGTGGATAAATTCGCTGATGCGACCGCAAAGGAAGCTGACGCTCTTGATCTAGCCGAGCAGAGACTCAAAGCGTTCAGTAGCTCCAAAGCGTTCTTCACCAGCACTCCAACAACCTCGGAGGGGAGGATCTGGCAGCGATATCTACGAGGAGATCAGCGGAGGTATTACATCCCCTGCCCATACTGCCGAGAGCATATCAAGCTGGAGTGGCGACAAGTAACTTGGGAAAACGAGAAGCTTGAGGATGGACGACCCGACTGGCAGCGCATCCGTACCACGGCTCATTACGTCTGCCAATTGTGTCAGGGGAAGATATCTGACAGCCAGAAAGTCGCAGGGTTACGTCACGGCAAGTGGATCTCCGAAAACAAAGCCAGCCTCCCGAGCGTAAGGTCTTACCACTTGTCGTCTTTGTACTCCCCAGATCGCAAATGCACTTGGGGAAATCTTGCCGTTGCGTTCTTGGAGGCAAAAAGCTCGATGATGGGTTTGCAGGGATTTATCAACGGAATGCTCGCGGAACCGTGGGAAAATCAGGAGACTCAACAGGACAGAGCCGAGATTGTATCTGATGCGGGAATCCCTGAAGCAAGACGCTATCTAACCGCTGACGTACAAGCTGCGGCTCCGTTCTTGTGGTGGGTCTGCCGCGAGTGGCTCAAAGGGAACTCTCGACTTGTTGGAGCCGGTCACGCTGACGACTTTGCTGCACTCCGCAGGATACAGTTACAGTACAACGTCCACGACATGGATGTTGGCGTTGATTCCGGCTATAACACTCAAGCGGTCTACGATGCTTGCTCTGAGTTTTCGCAGAGCAGCGGAAGCCCGATAAACTATCCATGCGGTCTGCGGTATCCACCAGAGGGAGGTCTCCGAAAGCCAATGCTAATCGGATGGATGCCACTAAAAGGCCGAGAGACTGGAGCTAGATTTACCAGCAAGACCGGCTCAATCCATCCCTTTGGAATTACAACGTCAACCTCGATGCGGACTGACGCTGTACAACCGTTGTTGGTTTTCGATACCGAGCATATGCGTGAGGTACTCCAGCGGCTCCGTAAAGGGACCGAGACTCATCAATGGAGTGTTTGTAGCCTACCCGCTCCGCTAGACGCTGAAGGGGCTTTTGCGAGCGATTCTGATACCTATTGGAAGCATCTGGACAGCCATCTTCTCAAGCCGACGGCTAACCGCTCCGGTAGGATCAAACACTTGTGGTTTAAAAGAAACACTCGTTGGCCGGACCATTTGCACGATTGCGAAATCATGCAGTTGGCGATGGTTATGTTGTGGGGAGACCTAACTTCCAGCACCTCAGAAAATTCTAGTGGTTGACAAACTTGCGGGTCTGTTGATAGTCCGCGCAAGTGTTCACATACACAGTAGCAACTAAGCGGAGTTACTTGCGTACGACCTACGCGAGCAAAGCTGCTTTGACACTGCTTGAGGCTTTGACGGCAAAGCTGACTGTTTCCGCTAACTCGATGGAGAGCGGGAATGTGGTTCGCAGTACTTCTAGCTCTGACGTTTCCGTTGAGTTCGCTGAACCCGGTAAGGGTACAGCAGCACCAATTGAGATGCTCCAAATGTGGGAGTCTCTGCTAACGGATTACGATTACGCTGTGACGCTCCTCGCTGGAGACGCAATCCCTAGTCCCACCGATCTCCAGATCTACAACAAGATGCTGACCGCCGTTCTGGTTTCAACCACTCGGTATTATGGGGATTTCACGCAATTCCGTCGTGAAGCCACAACCCGAATGAGCTAATGGGATTCCTTCAAAACATAGCGAACAAGCTATTCCCTGCTCCCGTAAACAAATACGAAGGAGCGGGTCAGTCGTTGCGTCGTTCGTATCTCGATACGTCTTACACTTCCGCGCGGTTTGACGTTACGAGCGCGACTCGTCAAGCCATCGTTCGGAAGTCTCGTTTTTTTGAGCAAAACAACGCTGTTCTGAATAGGCTTGGTGATCTGTTTGAGAGCTACACTGTTGGCTCCAGCTTCTCGGTTCAACCAGCTTCTAGTGATTCCGCTTGGAATCTCAAAGCCAAGAAGTGGTTTGATGTCTGGAGCCGTTATCCCGATATTGGCTCTCGCCAGTCATTCTCCACTCTGATGGGGCAAGCCGCTCGCGGTTGGTTCTACGATGGCGAATCGTTCTTGTTGTTGACCAAAGGGGACACTGGCAAACCTCGATTGCAGCTTATTGAGGCTCAATCCATTGCAACTCCAGCAGGGATGCAAGCAGACGAGACCGTGTTTGACGGTATCCGGTTTGATCCTCGTACTGGACGAGCCATTTCATATTTTATTGGATCGGAAAAAACTCAGGGTAACCTGACTGATGTTCGCTCCATTCCTTCTGACTCGGTTGTCCATATCTACGAACCGAATCGTCCCGGTCAACTCCGAGGTCTTCCTTTTGTGTCGGCGGTTATCAACGATCTCCACGATCTAGATGATCTGCAAAAGCTGGAGATGGAAGCTTGCAAGCTTGGCGCGTCTGTCGCTCAGATTGTTAAGACTGACGCTGGTGAAGTCCAAGCAAGCAATCTCCGCGCTGGTACTGCTGGAGCGAGCGTAAACACCGCCGAGAATTACTACGAACAGGTCTTTGGATCTGGCGTTAAGGTAATGAAGAACGGTGACAGTTTCGAGCAGTTTGCGACCGAGCGTCCCGGTGTAAATATGCGCGAATACTGGCGACAACTGACTGAGAAAGTCTGTGCTGGCGTTGGTATCCCTTACGTTCTGGTTTACCCAGAGTCAATGCAGGGAACTGTCTATCGCGGTGCGCTAGATATGTCGTCTGTATGGTTTCGGTCTCGCCATCAAGTCATGGCATCAGCGGCTCGTCGTATTTACGAGTACGCGATGGAGTACGCGATCAAGAATGATCCTACGCTCAATGACGCTCCCTCGGATTGGTACGAAGTATCAATCACCGCTCCGCGCTCCCCGAATGTTGACGTTGGCCGTAATTCTGCGGCTCAACTGGCAGAACTAGAGGCTGGCGTTGTCACCTTTGATGAGGTCTACGGAGCGCGTGGTCTCGACTGGCGTTCTGCTTTAGAATCAAAAGCCCAACAAGCTTTGTTTGTGCGTCAACTCGCTGCTAAATACGGCGTTGATGTATCTGAGATTTCGGTGATTCAGAAAGAGCGTCCCGCAACTAGTGTTGCAACTGCTATTGACATTGAAGGCGATCCTTCTGAATCTCCGTCTCCAGTTGCTCCGTCAGAAGGTGGATCGCAACCTGTTGTTGTAGAGCAGGAAGAGATTACCGCTACCGTCAAAAAGACTCGTAAACCAAAAGCCAAGAAAACCGAATGAGTTTTACCAAGAAGTCAGATTGGCTTTACTTCGCTCCGGCAAACTCTGCCGGTGATCCTGCTACCGTTCAGATCTTTGACCAGATTGGCGAAGACTGGTACGGTGGAAGCGGTCTATCTGCAAAGCAGTTTTCCGATGTTCTTAATGAGATTGGCAATGGTCCGCTGCTTGTAGAGATCAACTCTCCCGGTGGTAATGTTTGGGATGGCCTAAGCATTTACAACCAGTTGCGCGGTCGCAAAGCTCCGGTGACCACTCGCGTTGTTGGCATTGCGGCTTCCATTGCGTCAATTATCGCTCTTGCCGGTGATCGCGTAGAGATGGCTGACGCTGCTCTGATGATGATCCACGACCCGTCAGGGATGGCTTCTGGTACGAGCGAGGATATGCGGAAAATGGCTGAGGCTTTGGATCAACACGCTCAAGTGTTGGTTGGAGTGTATGCTAAAAAGACCGGACGCTCTGCCGAGTCGATCCGCGCTGCGATGAAAGCAGAAACTTGGTTTACGACCGCTGAGGCTCTGGCTTTTGGCTTGGTGGACAAACCGATCAAACAGCTTGCGATGGCTGCAAAATGGCATCCTCGCGCTGTCACAAAGACTGCTCCTGAGACGGTCAAGAACAACCTCCGTCGAGGTCTTGAGCAATACGAGGAAGGTCTTGCTGGCGACGGTCTTGAACCCGCTACAGTAGCTGACGCTAAGTCGCTGATTTCTGGCGAAGCTCCTACCGAAGACAAGATCCGCAAAGCTAACGCTTGGTGGGGACGTAACGACCGATTCTTGGAAGCAGAACCTAATACTCCTGCGGACGTAGCGGCTAACCTCTGGGGAGGTGCTGCTGGACGCGATTGGTTCTCTGCTCTTTTCGCTCAACTAGAAGAGCCGTCTGATACCAATACAGACAAAACACTTTCGACTGATGGCGAAAAAACCATCAACGATTCTGGCGTGGACTCCACGCCGCAACCAACACAACAACCCGACACAAATATGTCCGATACTGCTACTACTGTGACGGCTGCGGCTGCTCCTGCCGCTCCCGTTGATCTCACCGCGATTCTTGCGAAGCTTACCGCTTTGGAGGCTTCCATCAAGTCGCCCACCGCCGCTCCTGCTCCTGATCCGGTTCGTCCCGTGATCGAGAACCTCGGCAACCCGCTGCTGGAGAAGCATAAGAGCCTCCGCGCTGGTGCTGAGCGTCGTCGTTTCTTGGTCGAGAACCACAGCGAGCTTCTCCGTCAGCAGAGCATCTTCGCTCCGCAGAACGCGAACTCCTTTACCTCGACGCTTGTCGTGGATTACCTCGCTGACGCGATCATCACCGTTGCCGCTACCAAGTTGGCGATGGTTGACGCTTTCAGCCGCAACGTGGGTCTGGACAACCTCCGTCCGAAAGCCACCGTTCGCGTGAAGAAGTTCACGACCGGCACCGCCGCTCAGGTCAATCCGACCAACTGGGAGACCAACAACGATTCGACGCTTGCTGCCACTTCGGTGACCGTTGACCAGATCAGCAAGAACTTTACCGTCACTCAAGAAGAACTGAATCAGGGTTACGCTCTGGCTGATCTTGCTGCTGGTTCTGCTGATCTGTTCGCTTATGGTATTAGCGACAAGATTACCGCCGTGATGACTGCCGCTAACTACGGTACCGCCGTTACGATTGGAATTGCTGCCAACTTCGACACCAGCGACCTCCCCGCGATTCTCGCTGCTGCCAAGAACTATCGTTCCAAGAACCTCGTTCTGGACGGTGGACACATCGCTCGCTTGTTGTTCTCGTCGGCCTCTAACACCTTCCCCGATGGCCGTCTGTCTTCGCTTGCGAACGGTCGTTTTGGATTCGATGTCATCGCCGAGAACAACCGCTGGACTGGTGCTGAGACCAACACCGCTGGCTTTGTCTGCGGTCCTGACGCTATCGCCATCGCAGCCGGTCTTCCGGTTGGAATGGTTGCCGGTGAGTTCATCGAACAGCGCACGGTTACCACCAACAACGGTCTGTCCTGCTTGCTCTCGGTCTGGTATTCCCGCGCCACACGCTCGCACATGGCTTCTTACGATATCATGTTTGGTGCGGCTGCTGCGGATACTACGCAAGCCGAAGTTCTCATCACCGCCTAATCGGCCAAGTCATGAGAATCGCAACTACCATCTCGGTGGACAAGAACGGCAAAACCAAGCTCGTTTCTGGTCCCGAAGTCGACGCGACACTCCAGCGCGAAGGCTTCAACACCGCGACCGTTCCTGAAGGAGGCAAGCTCATCTTGTGGGTACAAGGAGCCTTAGCACCGAAGATTCGTAAGGGTTAACAAACCAAAACTGGGGAGGCTGTTGGATACGCTGACAGCCTCCCCTTTAACCGAAACACAATTTTATGGCCGTTCAAGCAGACATTTCGACCGAGTATTCAATGGGCCGCGAGGGCTTTGCGCTGGTCACTAGCACCGCCGCTCAGACCGGCAACTGGTCTGGCTTGATTCCAACCGAGCCGACGGTGTTTACTAGCATCACTGGCTACCAGATCTCTGGCACTTGGACATCCAAGACGATCCCTGCTGGCCTACCGCTAGTAGGTAACATCACTGGATTTCAGATTTCATCCGGTTCTGTTGTAGCTTTTAACGCCAGAGCCTAATGATCTCAATCGGAACATCAATCAACAGGACGAGATCCTATAATGGGATCATGCCTGAGCCTCCGATTATGCGGAGGGATGTTCTACAAGAGGACGAGACATTCCTGCTGCAAGAAGATGGAACCAGCAAGCTCGTTATTTCGTATGGCACATTCGACAGCATAGTGCTGGAAGATGGCTCCACATTTTTAACACAAGAAGACTTGGGCAAACTAATCTTAACAGTTTACTGATATGGCAGACGCTAAAATCTCAGCACTAACAAACCTAACGGCAGCCGATGCAATAAATGACATGATCCCGATTGTGGACGTGTCAGATACTCCACCAGCCTCGGGGAATACCAAACGCATCAGCATCAACAATCTGCTCTCATCCTCGCCAACCGCGAGTGGAGCATTGACGGTAACTGGACTCGTCACCGCTGGCTCCGCCGCCATCACCGGCGCGGCTACGGTGGGGACGACGCTGGGCGTGACGGGTAACTCTACGATGACTGGAAGCGTTGGGATTGGCGTTGCACCCGCTCAAAAGTTGACGGTACTTGTTGCTGACGCGGCTCAAGCTGCACAATTTCGAGCGGCATCTGCATACGTTCGATTGCGTCCATACGTCGATGCGACTAACGGAGGTATTCTTGATGCTACAAATACTGGTGAAAGTGCTTACACCAATTTAACAATATTAGCGAATAGCCTTCGGTTGTTCGGAAATAATGCTTCTGGAATAACGGTTGGTACGACTGGCGACGTAACCGTAGGAGCGGGCAACGTAGTGATGGCTACGTCCGGCAAAGGCATCGACTTCTCCGCGACTGCTGGAACCGGAACCTCCGAGCTACTGGCAGATTACGAGGAGGGGACGTTTACGCCGACGCTACAATTCTCGGGACTTAGCGTTGGAGTTACATATACAAATCGAACGGGAATCTATACCAAAGTGGGTCGAATTGTTCATTTTAGCGGACGAATTGATCTTTCCAGCAAAGGAACATCAGTTGGTGATGCTACAATTGCTGGGCTTCCTTTTGCTGCAAATACTGGAGCGGCTTCTGTTGGGTATCAATCTTCAATTGCTCCTTCGGATAAGCAAGCAATTCTAACTATTGACACTTTATCTTTGATTGTTAGATACGCAAGCGGTACTACCACAGCAGCATCTACCGATACAAATTTTAGTAACAGCAGTATTCTTATCTTTGCTGGAACCTACGCCGTCTAAACCTATGCTAACAGAACGCTCTATTTTCTCGCTTTGCGAGGTTCTTCCCAACACGACGCTTCAGGTTCGACTAGCGGACCAGATCGTCGATGGCGAAGCCGTTAAGGCTTCCACCTTCCGCCGCTATTGCTTGCCTCCCGGCTCTGACCTCGCTGGTCAGCCCGAGCAGGTTGTCGCGATTGCCAACGCTGTCTGGACTCCTGCCGCTGTCGCAGCCTACGCCGCCGCTAAAACCCCTAGCCCCACCATCCAATGATCGTACCAGTTGATATTGTCGCAGTGCAGTGCAACCAGAACAACTCGCTGTTCGTCACGACCGGCGTTGATTACGACAGCGACGGCGCGGTTGTCGGGTCTGAGATTACCTCGCAGTACACGCTGAATCCCGGTGACGACCTTACTGGTCAGCCGACCGAGGTTGTCAATATCGCCAATGCGCTGTGGACTCCTGCGGTTGTGGAGGCCTACAAAGCGGCGAATCCGGTGGTTGAAGCCGTCCAGCCTAACGAGTAATGCAAACCGACACTAACAACAGCAGCGGAGTTGGAATCTCTCTAGCGACCGCTGCCGCTGCTGGTGCGGTTTCATTCATCCCGCAGCTAACTCAGTGGTTCCAGCTTGGAGCCGCTGTTTTAGCCTTTATTGCAGCATCAATCGGTCTGTATAAAACCTTCAAAAAATGAACTGGAAAACTACTCTTGCCGGTGTTGGCGCAATCCTCGTCGCTGTCGGTGGTGCGCTCAAAGCATTGTTTGATGGTGACCCTACGACCAACATTGATCTTGCTGCGACCATTGCTGCTGTGACCATTGGCTTCGGTTTGATCGCTGCCAAAGACGCTGACAAAAAGACCGAGTGAATTTCATCGAACAGATCGTAACCGCTTTGCTGAAGTGGTTGACTGGTTTTGTTCAAACACCGCCCACCGTTGAAGACGCAAAACGAGATCCAGACCTCAAAAAGAAGTTGCTGGATCGTATTGCTGAGTCTGATCGCTAGTTGCGGTTGTGGTTCTCGCGTGGTTATGGTGCCTCACGGTGAGCCGGTGAGGCTTGCTGAGAGCGTCAAAGCCAAAGTATGGGTCAAAGGAGCGGACGGTGTATCTGTTCGCTCTAGCAACCGGATAACGCTTCCAGAAGGTTGGTACGCATTGCCCAAAGACTGATATGTCACAACAAGTTATCAATGTCGGATCAACCGCAAACGACAACAACGGTGATACGTTGCGCGGGAGTTGGATCAAAGCGAACGACAACTTTACGGAGTTGTATGGTGCGCTCCCATTGGTTTCTCCAACAGCGTGGACTCCCGCTCTCACAGATTCCGGTGGTGGTCGCACGTTTGCGTTTACTACTAACACGGCTCGCCATACTTCTATTGGTTTTGTCAGCACGTTTACTGTTGATCTGACGATCAATTCCGTTACTGGTAGTGCTACCGGCAACCTTCGATTGACTCTTCCTGATCCGGTTTTGTACGAAGCAGCGTTTTCTGTCTGGCTTGATAACGGGACCAATCAAGCCAAGACCGCTGTTATCGCTAGAGCTATCAATGGCACTAGCTATTGCGAGCTTTCGCACTTTGAAAATGGAGATGCGTCTAGTCTTGCTGGTCATGTTCAAGCAACCTCCCGACTCATTGTTAGTGGTACTTACTTCACTTCGTGAATCTAATCGCAACCAGTCTCCAGTTGGGGATGTCTGTGCTGCAGAGCGCGATGGGAAACCCGTCGTTTTTGTGGCAGGGAGTGCTAGTGCGCTGTCTACCCGCTGCGATTACTGACGCTAACTCGGTTATATCCGGTGGATTCCAAGACAACGTACAAGCGCGAGTGCTGGTCAAGTTCTCCGATTGGCGGCTGGCTGACTCCACGCTTGTCACGGTTGACGCTGCGGTCTGGTCTTGTGACGTTGGCTCCACCGCTGACCGGCTCCTGCAAGAGAGTGGGAGCTTGCTATTGCAAGAGAACACTGACCGATTGCTTCTGACTTTTGGGAAGATGATTCCGGTGGTTGGAAGGCTCCTCACTTACGACGGTCGCCAGATGCGGATTATGTCTGCCAAGCGAGACGGATCTGGAGCTTACTATGCTCTTGAACTTGGCTCTAAAACCAAATGACTCCAACAGTTACAGTTGATACGTCGAGGTTTGATGCTGCGTGGAAGGAATACCTCCCCAAGACTAAGCGGTCTCTTGCCGATGCTGTCAACGCTCGCACGTTTTTCTTGATGCTGCGGCTCTACTGCTTGTTGCCTCCAAAGTCTCCACAAGCGGCTCGTAACAAGATTCTGGACTACTTCAACAGACCTGTTGGAGCGGATCGCTTTGATAAAAAAACCGGCAAGAGAGTTGGTAAATCCCGACAGTTGCGAGTGGTCCACTTAATTGCTCAAGCAAAGAACGCGAAGGCTGGAAAACCCGGTCTCTACGGTGCAGATATGCGAAAGGCTGCGGGAGCTTTACGCCGTCGCGCTGCTGGTTCTGTTGGATACCTCAAGTCCGCTGTAACCAAAGCCATCAAGAAGCTGTCGCCATCCTTTCAACAATTTGGTGGAACACGACGCGCAAAGAAAGGTTCCGCTGGCGTTAAGTCAGTGGCTGGAAACCAAGCGTTGATCAATCTCGCCAATCAATACGGTTTGCCGCAGGAGAATGTTGCGATGCACAAAGGCTCCTCCGCCTATGCGTACAACGCCAAGTCTGGATTCAACCCATCGAGTTATGTCCGCATGAACATTGGACTGGCCGACAATCAGGTTGGAACCGTTGAAGGAATCTACGCCAAAGCAATGCAACAAGCCTACAACGACGAAGCCCGTGAGCTTGAAAACCACATTGCCGCAGCACTGCAAGCCGCTTTTGACGGGTCTGAATCCAAAGGAATAACCGTCACATGAACGCTGTAGCCCTACGAACAGAACGCGCTCTTGTTGACTGGCTGTCCGCTGAAGATTGGTCAGCGTCTCCTCTAGGGGCTCCAACTTGTCTCACTAGCTACGGTCACGGTGCGTTTGCAGATCCAGATTTAGAGGATCAGATGCCGAGCTTTCCGCGCATCGTGGTCCGCGCATCGACTGCGGTTCCGGTTCATCCCCTAGACCGCACTTGCGAGATAGACATTACCGCTACGCTCCAGTTGTCCGCAGACGATACCTCGGAGGCTCAAGCTCTAGCGGTTGTTCAAATCTTTGAGAATCTCCTGCAATACCTCTACGTTGACGGGAACATTGCTGAGTTAGACGCGCTCGACACCGATCCTTCTGGAGGCTTTAACGCGCAATTCGCGGTTCCAGTTGACTTTGGGATCAACGACATCAGCGAAAGAGCTAGAACTTTTTCGCGATCCATGACAATTTTCGCAGCAGCAAACGAACAATAAAACCCAAACATGGCAACATCAAAAGGTCTAGGTCTAGTCTACGGGACTAAAGCTACCATCAAAGTCTACGATTCCGCAAATCTTCTCCCTTTGGTCGCTGGAATTGCGACTCTTGAGAGCATGGACATTACGCATGAATGCGACACCGAACAGGTAAAAAATTCATCTGGCGAAGTGGTTGCCAATGTAAGTGCGGGGGATCGCTTGTCTGCTACTTTTAACATTATTCCAAGTGGAGTTGATGCCACTGCTGCTAAACTTGCTGCAATAATTCCCAATGGCAACGGACGGGTAAACGTCACGTTGGCAGATTCAATATCTATCGGAGCAGCATTCACTGCGGGAACTCCCCCTACAGGAAGCGACTCTATTAATGGTGATTGGATCTACATTGGAGGTGGAAGCCTTAAGTTTACGCAGTCTGGAAAGGCTATGCTCAGTCTCCCTTGCGTGAAATACGCCGGTATCACCGGATCTACCGCAGCGATCACTCTGTAATCGTGTCAGAACTTGCAAAGATACTCGCAGAGAGCGGACCTCCAACACCAGTGGTGTTGGGAGTTCGACTTGTCCCATACACCGTGGGTCACGCGATATTGTTGCAAAGACTGCGGTCTCCTTATGTGTTAGGTGGTGAGATTAACTCTAATGATCTAGCGGAGGCTGTGCTTGTTTGCTCACAGCCTCCTCTGGAGTCAATTAGATCAATCAAATCAGTCTGGAGGGATCTGTTCCTATGGTTGTGGTCAAAGCGGATTCAGCGCATGAATCTGATGGTTGAGTCCGACAAATTCCAGTTGTGGCTCAAAGAGCAATCAACCGCTCCCGAAGTGCTGATGGAGGCTGGAAGCAAATCAAAGCGTCCGGCAATGCCGTGGACTGAGCGAGTGCTTGTCGGTTGTCTCAATATTGGAATTGGACCAGACGACGCTATCAGGATGCCTCTCGGTGACGCAGAAAGGCTGATTCTAGCTCACGCAGAGATGATGGGTCAGGTTCAGTTGTGGGACGACCAAAGCGAAGCCATATGGCAAAACCAACAAGATAACTGATATGGGTATTCTCTCGATGTTGGTGAAGCTTGGCATTGATTCCACTCAATTTGAGATGGGCGTTAAACGCGCTCAAAGCGTTGGTGAAAAGTTTGGTAACAGTTTTAAGAGTGCTGTCACCAGCAAGCTCGCTGGAGCGTTGTCTGTTGCTGCTGTTACAGCGTTTGCTAGTTCAGTGGCAAAAGCGGCTGATGACATAGGTGATTTATCAGAGCAACTGAACGTAAACACTGATAACATTCAACGACTTCAAATACTAGCTAGTGAAACTGGAGTTAGTTTTGAACAATTTGCATCCATTCTTGAGAAGACAGCAAAAGCTAGAATTGAAGCAACAAGCGGAGATGAGGCTCAAATTAAAAGAATGGCGGCTCTCGGTGTTTCTTTGTCTGATCTAAACAATATTCAAATTGAAAATTTTGATCTAAGCCAAAAGCTTGTTGCTGCTTATAAAGAATCCGGTCAATCAGCAGAAACCACAACAGCTATAACTGAATTGTATGGTTTGAAGTTACGAAAAGCAGCAGCGGCTTTAGCTGAATATCAAATCACATCAAATAGGGATCTGTTTTCTTCTAAAAACATTGAAGATTTATCAAAAAGCAACAACTTGCTTGATGAGCAATATCGTAGATTGAAAGCCATTAGCTCTCCGGCAATTGCTGCGGGACTTAAAGTTACCGCTGACGCTTTACAGAGTTTGGTTGATGGTTTGAATTCAGACGGGTTAAACAAGTATAATGCCGCTGTAACTGGACTGGCAAATCAAAAAGGAGGCTTTATGGAATCAGCCCGTGCTTTTAGTCAAAGCCCTTTAGCGGCAAAGTTTGCTAATCAGCAACCAGAAAAGACAGGAGAGAACCCTCCAGCTATAGGAACACCGCAGTTTGAAAGAGTTAGAGGAGACAAGTTTTCTTTTGGTGGATCTCAAGATCCTCTTGCTCGCATTGGTGGATTCACTGGATTTCAATCCTCCCAAGATACAGCTATTAGACAAGCCATTGAACAAACTCTTCAATTGAAGATGATTGTGAAGAATACTGGTAAGACCGCAAGTAACACCGAAGATTGATATGGCTACGATTAAAACCAGTGTCATTACTCCAGTTGATACTGCATACATTGAAGTTTCCCGAGAATACAGCGGAGGCGATGGTACTGGTAGGCAGATAATCTATACATATCGAGGAAGCAAAGACGCTTTGCGTAGTGCTTCAGTTAACTGGGTTATTGCTGGAGGCAAATACCAAATTATCGAAAAGGGTCCGTACTCTGAAGCAACGGTTACTTTTTCTGGGACCAACTTTAACACCAATAATCCTACCGCTCCGCAACCGGCAGGAGATGAAGAACCGTCTCAGCGTTACGAGTTCAGGACTGAATACGTTGATGCTTCTTTGTTTGAACTGCCGCAAGTTAGGGCTGAAGCAAAAACGAATCTCGACACTGAATTGTACTTTTCCGCTATAAAGTTAGCGGCAGAAGATCCAAAGAACAACAAGTTGCCACTGCTTGAAAGCCAGTTTCCGCTGGCTCATCAATTGGTAAAACGTCTTGCAAGAGGCCAAACGAGTTTTCAGACTCACCGAGTTTCACTGACTCGCATATCCTCTTACTCTGCTTTAAACGGATTGCCATCAACTCCACCGATTATATCGGCGGTGTATTCTGGAGTTGTTCTCGCAAACAATAATCTGTTTCCTGCGTCAGTAAGAAACGTAATGCCAAGACCGCCAGCTAATCCAAACCTAACGCCAGATGGAACTGCTTGGGCTTGGCTTAAAACAAACGACTCAACCTCGCTGATGATTAAGACCAACCAAGTAGAGCGCAATGAGACTTGGACCTTTGCAGCTTGGGATCTTTTTGCATATCCTTACAACGTAGACCCTAGTTTACTCATATAACCTAACACAACATGGCTGACGAAATTCAAATGACGGCTCGCTTGTACGCCTCCAAAGGTGGAGCTTTCTTGCCGAGCGTAACCTACACCAAAAGCGCGACAATGGCTGGAGTCGATATGGGTTCACAGACCCAATTGATTGGAACCACCGTTGAAGCTCTAGACGTTCCGGTGGATGTAGCTAGTCCTTACAAGCTATTGATCGCCAACTTGGACAATACCAACTATGTTGAGCTTGGTTTTGTCTCTGGAACTTACACGATGCGGATTCCCGCTGGAGAGACGCTGCTGATGCCATACGTTAGCGCGACGTTGTATCTCCTAGCGAATACCTCTGCCGTGACCATCCAAGCTACGTTCTGCGAGATTTAACCAACTGAATCATGGCAAACGAGATCGAAATGTCCGCTAGGTTGTACGCATCCAAAAACGGTGCATCAATCAACTCGCAGACTTTTACCACTACATCAAACATGACTGGAACTGATATGGGTCAAAATACCCAAGATATCGGTTCTGCTGCTGATGAATTGCTGGAGATTGCTGCCGATCTTTCTTTGCCGTACAAAGTGTTGATCAAGAACCTAGACTTGCAATATGCGGTCTATGTTGGTGTTTCTACTCCTTACCAGTTTCAGATCCCTGCTGGAGAGTTCATGCTTATTCCGCGAGTTGATGCTAACCTGTATCTGAAAGCAGTAACCAGCGGATCAAGCGTCAAAATCTTCGCTCAATTCTGCGAGATCTAATGGCTGTTACACTTCCATCTAAAGTTGCAGAGCGTGGTATCAAAGCCGAACACGCTCGCGCTATCAATCAACTGATTGACGTAGTCCGCAAGATCCAGCTTGTTGCCGGACCTGATCAAGCGATTGAGCAGACTCCGAATGGCACGACGCTCAAGATAAAGCAGACTGGAAAGACAGTCACAATGACAACCTCGGAGGAATCTTGGTTCTATTGATATGCCATTGGCAATTGATAGAAATGAAAAGATGTGGACTGCTCGCAATCTCAATGATCTATACGCGAGATTCGACAATAAGTGCGCCAGAACTTTAGACAATAAGACTCCGTATGTTCTTGGTCTTACGTCAAAAATACCTCTCGGTGTTAGTTACGATTATTCAAGAGATCCCGACACAAGCTTCTATGTAACTGGAAGTACTCTGACTCAAACACAGATTGCAAGTGAGCTTTCCAACTTAGAAGTCAAATATCAAGATAAAGAAGGTGGTCAGGTTTATCTTGATAAATACGTTACCACATTCAATTCCAATGATTGCAACATTGCGGCAATTCAAAAATCTTTTGAGTTACACAAAAGAACTGTTGATGGCATTGATTACGATGTCCATTTAGGATGGGACGATTGGGATTCTGGTTATCTCTCTTACGTTAGGTCTTACTTTTCTTCAGTTGGATCGGTTCCTTCATTGCCTCCCGGTAGAATCCACAACCACAAGACCGCTGTTGCTGAGATCAAGCTTGAAGGCATTTCGACTTTCAGGATTCTCAACTCATACCAGCGGTTTGATTGCTGGAGAGTCCACAACTGCGGAAGCAAAGACGCGACGGTCTTTCTCCAATTGCCAGACGGATCAGCAGAACGCAAGACAGTCCCTGCAATGGGCTGTAGATCGTTTAGGAGACGCGCTGACGGCAGTTGGCTATCGACTTGGCGTGATGCTACTCCTTGCGTTTACTTCTTCCCTTACGTCGCGGGAGACGTTCCTTACTTTGCCGGTGGTCCGCCAATGTACGGACAACCAGACTCGCTGTCTGTTTGTATGGAGCGATCTGCTAAAGCTAACAACATTGCCAATCCATTTATTGCGCTCCAGTGGATGCGAGCGATGGGAGCTTGGGTAGATGCGCGATATATGCACGATATCCGCGCAATGTACCCAGAATATGCGGACCCGTCTGATGCTAACACTTTTATTGGTGATGCCATATTCACTTGGGGACGCGCTAGGATTCAAGTCTACAACAGCATCACCTTTGATGTCACGGAAGATTACATAAGAGTTTTTAGTGGTGTTACGTTATTTACCGAGCAGCTTAATCGTGTAGGAATTAACGTGCAAGTAAGCGGAGATGTTTTAGTGATGAACACTAAAGATCAAATTTCTGTCATTAGGATCTATCCTATTGATTGCAATGTGTTCTTTGGGGCTACTAATCCTTATTGGCAGATCAACCCAACAACTACTAACATTTCAATCGGTTATCCAGAATACTATTACACTCAAGATGTAGCAGCACCGAACTCAGCAACTCAATGGCAAGCTGGCAACATTCCAACGTGGATGGAGACAATGTACGACCTTCGCGCTCGCATAGCCGTTGAAGAAGGTTTTATTAATAGTCATAATCCTTTGGTTTACATTGAAATACCCGAAGAAAAAGTTGGGATTGTCAGGTTGACTCCAATTGGATTACAAGTAGTAGCGTCAACGGCTAGAGGTATTGAAGATTATGATGCAAACGCTTTTAGTGATATACCAAACTACGAGCGAACCGCAAACGTAATAGAGTTAAGGACAGATTTAAGGCCAAAAGAATTTGGAGTTGGCGCATGGTTTGGCACTCCATACATATCAGCAAAGAAGACCTATATAATTGCTCAACCGAGCAATTACAGCGGTATGTATGGTTACGTTTTTCCACAGATTGGAACAGCAATTGGAGGTGCAAGCTATTATCCCGCAGTTAATTGTGCTTACGTTCCTTCTGGTGGACCGTGGGGATTCTCAAGCAGCGTCTACGATTACAATCTTGAGCGAGTATTCACCACAGATCCGCTGGTTCCGGCGGTAACCAATGTATTTGGATCTGATTTCTGGGTCAATAAGTGGGGAGGCAAAGGAGGTGTTGATGCTTCTGTTAGAATACTCGGGCAACCAAATAAGACGGTTCAAAGCAATGATGTTGCTGATGATGTCTTCAAAGATCAAAACAACGCTGCAATGGCTTGTTTGGCTCCTTGGTACACTCAGATTTCTGTTACAACAACAGAACAAGCTTACATTGCAGACATTAGGTGGACATCATCCACCTATTTTAATTTTCCGTATGGCTCAACGGCTAACGCTAATAATTACAATGGAATCGGTCAGTTCTATCATAAGATTCCAAAATCCGCTTTTCTTTGGAACTTGTTAGAAGCGCACGTTGGTGGATGGAATCGAGCGGTTCCATTGGCTCACGGTGAGATTAGATGTCCGATTTATAAATTTAACGCTTCAGGAATACTATCGCCATCAATTCTTGGAGATTTGATTCCAAAAGATACCACAACAACTTGTTTGGATCTATCAGAGGGACCGTGTTTCTTTATTGATGAAAATCAATACAACTCGTTTTTAGCCAATGGTGTTCATGCTAAAAAACTGTATGACACCACATTATCCCAATACTATTGGGTTGTCAGTCAAACAGAGCTTGCAAGTTATTGCAGATCCAAAGGATTTACATCGTTCAACTTTGATTGCAGCAACCAAGTCATCAGCGCATCTGGCGGAATAATTACACCGGCAACAGTGTGGAGACCTATGCGCTCCTACGGATTTGGTGAGACGGTCATTGGAGCCAGCTACATTGACGTAACTAACGGCGATCTCTACCGGACGATTCGACTGGTTGACCTCGATGTAGCTTGACAGAAACCCACCGTTGGGTTTACGGTCTCCCCGTCGATGAAATGTCCCTCCTGCAACTGCATTTTTGCCGCAAGCCTCCGCGATCTCGCGAAGGAGTTGGGAGCATCCAAATCAACGGCAAAAGCCTCCGCATCCCGAGCAAACGGAAAGCGTGGAGGCAGACCGAAGACCTATGAAAAACGAACTAATACCGAGTCAGAAACAGTCCGCGCTGTCGGTGATGGCCGGTAAATTCAGCGTCGAGCCGATCAAGCTGCTCGATACTCTCCGCGCTACTCTGATGCCGAAAGCTACCAATGAGGAGCTTCTGGCGTTTGTGGTCACTGCAAATCAGTACGACCTGAATCCATTCACTAAGGAGATTTACGCATTCCCCGGTCGCTCTGGAGGGATTACTCCAGTGGTCTCAGTGGACGGCTGGATCAAGCTGATGAATCGGCATCCGCAGTTTGACGGCATCCAGTTCCGCACTGATGACGTCGATGGCAAGCCGTTTTCGGTGACTGCAACCATCTACCTTAAAGATCGCTCGCGTCCCGTGGAGATCACCGAGTTCTTCAGCGAGTGCAACCGAAACAGCGAACCGTGGAAGGTCAATCCTCGTCGAATGCTCCGACACAAAGCACTTATCCAATGCGCTCGCGTAGCGTTTGGATTCAGCGGGATCGTAGACGATGAGGAGGCTGTCCCTCAGGTGCAAGTTAACGTCACGCCGTCGCGCCCAATCTTCCGCAGCAAGCTGGAGCCGAAGGTGGAGCCGCAACCGCACGAGTACCTCCCCGAGAATAACCCGATCCCTACCGCTACGGTTCAACCCACCGAAGCCATTTTGCACGAAGGGATGTCCAATGAGTGACGAGCGTAATGGACTCCCGAGCGCATCAGCCGCGAGCCGGTACGCAAGTTGTATCGGCAGTTGGCAGTTGGAGAAGGCAATCGCAGAGACCGAGTCAACCGCTGACGCTGCTACCGGCAACCGCATCCACGCCGCTCTTGGGATGGAGCCGGTTAGCAATCTAACCACAGACGAGACCTACATCATTGATCGCTGCCGTGAGCAGGAAGCGGAACTAGTGAAACAAGTGTTCGCGAACTCCACCGAGGAGCCTCAAGTCTTCCGCGAGAAACGGCTTTGGTCGCTCCAGAACTACGGTCTGGGTCAAGAAGACAAACGGTTGTGGAGCGGTAAGCCAGATGTCGTCTACGTCGAGGGGGACCGCGCTCTTATCATCGACTACAAGAGCGGCAGGGGAACAGTCGAGAACGCAGCCGAGAACCTCCAGTTGCGGTGTCTTGTCGCGCTCCTGCATGAGTCTTTCGGATTCACGCTGGAAGAAATCACGGTCGCAATCATCCAACCTCTAGCTGGACCTCCGAGCGTTGCATCCTACGAGTTGGGCGACCTGATGGCTGCGGTGCGTGAGTCGCAGTCGCTGATGGCCGCGATTATGCAACCGGATCAACCGCGCACTCCGAGCGAGTCCGCTTGCAAGTACTGCAAAGGGAAACCCTATTGCTCCGAAGCGCGGGAACTCGCAGTCACTGGACCACTCGTAAACGCCCCAGAAGGCATTACAGCAGACGCGATTGCTGCGACCTTAACATCCATCCATCTAGCGCAATTCCTCGACAGAGCGGCTCAAGCGGAGGCTGTCATCGAAGCCTGTAAGTCTGAAGCTCGACGCAGGCTGAGTGAGGGAGAGACCATTGAAGGCTGGACGCTCAAAGATGGATCGGTGCGAGAATCCATAACCAACTCTGAACAAGTCGCTTCTCGGTTCTTGGAACTCGGGACTTACGAGCAGCTAAGTTCCGCGATCACGATCAACAAGACCAAGCTCAAAGACTCACTCAAACTCGCAACTCAAACCAAAGGCCGCGAGCTAGAAGCCAAGTTGGCCGCGCTTCTCGACGGATGCACCGAGTCCAAAATGTCCCAACCAATACTTACACGAATCAAATGAATCAAACCCATCCAATGGAACTCGTTCGCGAGTTTATGAAGACCTACCAGCAACTTGTCCCGCAGCGTCCGATCCTCCCCGATCCGGTGACGCAAAATCTACGATACCGGCTCATCGACGAGGAGGCTCAGGAGTTAGCCGCAGCTACCAACCCGAAAGAGTATCTGGACGCTGTTGGGGATCTTCTCTACGTCGTCTACGGAGCCGCGCTGGCTGCTGGATTTAGTCCGCATCAAGTGGACGCTGCGTTCTGCGAGATCCACCGATCCAATATGTCCAAAGTTTGGACTGACGACGAGATTGACTCCATCCCTGCTGACTGCCGGTCAACTCGCGTTGGGGACAACCGCCATATTGTGAGGAGGAGCGACGGTAAGATTGCGAAATCCCCATCCTATTCTCCCGCACGACTGGAGGGATTTACTCGATGAGGCATCTATGGGCCAGAGGCTTCGGGCGGCTCCACTCAGACGCTGAGATCATCACCACAGACGATGGCAAACAGTTCCTGATCGCCGTGATTGAGTTTGAAAAAAGGACGTTGGGCAACGGCAAACCCTACGCTCAACGAGTGCAGTTCCGCTCGTTTGATGCCGACGATATGGACGCTGTACTTCTGCTCACCGAGGGGACTCACGTTATGTTCGACGGTGACTGCGATGCAGTGGCCGACAAGTCAAGCACCGGCTGGTGGTACGCAAACCCGAGGATCACCGGACGAATCAGCGAGATCATTCCTTCAGGACATGAATATTAGCTTCTTCTGCGCGGGAATCCCCAAAGCTCAACCCAGAGTCAAAGCGTTTGTCAGGGGAGGTCATGCTGGAGTTTACACGCCGGATTCGGCTGAGACTTGGAAGCAGGAGGTTAGGCGACAAGCCGTCGCAAACGCTCCAGAATCAATTATAGCGGGAGTTGTGCGCATCCAGCTAGACTTCTTCCTTCCACGGCCAAAGGCGCATCTGGACAAGCACGGTGTACCGAAGCCGAAATCACCAGTCTGGTGCCAGAAAAAGCCGGATCTGGACAACCTGATAAAAGCGGTCACGGACGCGATCACCGACACTCAGCGGGTCTGGCTGGACGACAGCCAAATTTGCTTCATCTCAGCGACCAAATCCTACGCGCTCGATGCCGTTGGTTGCAGCGTGAGAATCTCGGCAGAATAGCCTCTCAGAAATCGCGGAATGGTGCGCAGGGAGATCCTGCGACAGGTGAGGTCACCGCACGAAACACCACGATTTCCTCAGCATTTCGCTGATTTTAGAGCCTCTGAAATAAATCTGAAGAAATTTGCAGATTTTTGTTGCAGATAACCCACCGATGGGTTTAACTCTACTCATCGAAGGCAACGAGCCGACGAAGAAACCGAAAGAATACGATGAGCAAAAAACTTTGGACCGGAAAAACAGCACGGCAAGAATTGATTGATGCCGTGATTCTTAAATCAGCCGTAAGCGGTTGGTCAGTCGCTGACTCGCTGGAATACGCTTTTGAGGGACTTGAGTGCGCTAAATCTGGCTCGATTACATCCGAGACTTGGAAGTACTGGAGCAACCTTTCGGATGTTGGTCAGTCCAGATTGTTTGCAACAATGAAATCCACTGTAATTGCTGGCGACAAAAGGCGGGGTCTCAAACTCAACCGATAATTTCCCAGAGGGGCGCGACTCTCCAACGCGCAACAAACCATAACTCAATCCATCAAATACCATGACCATCGAAATCAAATACACCGCATCCGTTTACACTCCTGCCGGTTGGCGTGGAGTCACCATCACCGCCAAAGCTACCAAGACTTCTGAGAAAATGGCTCTGGTTGTCGAAGTGCTGGAGATCAACGGGAAGTCTCCGAAGTCTGATATGAGCCGCACTGGAGCTAGTCGCCAGCGGTTCAACGGTAGAGGGATCTCCTGCCGCGAGGTAGGAGCCAAGAAGCGGCTCTCCGCTTGTGAGATTCTCAACTGAAACCATCAAAACCATTAAATACCATGCGATACCATTGCAAAGACCGAAACAGTAAGTCACTCAGCCAGCACTCCTCTATCCTTGAGGCTCTTAGAGCGCGGGAGGTCTGGCTCCATACTCGGGAGCTAATCGGCATTACCGACAACAGTGGGCGGTTGTTGTCCGCAGACGAACTCTACCAAGCCAAAGCAGCGGCTTGGATGAAGGGGACCAAGTGAATCTTGGACCTTTGATCGCGGCTCTAATCACCGTGGAGTCTAACGGACGAGACGACGCGATTGGAGACGCTGGATTGGCAATCGGTGCGCTCCAGATCCACCGAGCGGTTGTAGTGGACGCAAACCGGATCGCTGGCACCAGCTACACTCACGCCCAAATGACAAACCGAGTTGCGGCTCGTCGAGTTTGCGAGATTTATCTGACGCACTACGGCAAAGGCTGTACGACCGAACAACTAGCTCGCAAATGGAACGGAGGCGGTCCCGCTGGTGATAAGAAAACGGCCACAATCGCTTACTGGAACAAAGTTAAACGCCATCTCAAATGAGTTCTTCTCAAAGAGTTGTTTTGGAAATTAAGATTGCTCCTGAAAACGGAATTGTTGAAGAAGGAGGCACTATGATAGTTGAGCTTATTGAAGAATGCGGAGAGAGGTATGTTCAACTAAGGGATATGCACAATCCAGAATGGATGTTTCCAATTATGGATGAGACACAGTGGTCTAGAATTAAAACATCAGTAAATTTTGCTATAAAGATATGCTAATAATACAAAAAGCATCTATAAAGAAAACCATTCTAGTGTCAGAAGACACTCACAAGAAACTCAAAGAGTATTGCAAGAAAGAAGGAATTAAAAGCCAGCACCTTACTGATAAGATTATTAGAGAGTGGCTAGATAAGGAGATGGCAACATGAGCAAAAAAGAAGACAAAGAGCAGTATCGAATCACATTCAAAGGGCTTCTTTCTATCTATCTGCCCGACAAAGTTATGAATGAAGTCCTAACCGCAATCGAACTGTCCTGCCGCAGAAACGGCTGGGGTATCGCAATTAACGAAGAGAACCGATTGGACTTTGTTCAGATGCAACAAGTGAAGGAGGCGAAATGAACGATCATATTCCTGACGCCACGAAAATGATCAGCGATACACCGAGGACAGACGCTGCGTACTTCAAGCCTGACGCTACGATGTACGACCTAGCTGGTGAGATGAAACTCATAGAACGCGAACTCAACGCGGCCAATGAACGCATCAAGCGGCTGCAGGAGGCGGGGAATCAAATGGAGCTAGTGCTTATCTCATTCCAAATTTTCTCTGATTTCCGTAAATCTGACTCAATCCGTGCGTCATTGAACTGGAACAAAGCCAAGGAGGCAAAGCCGTGAGCGTAGAACAACGAATCTTGGACCTGCCGGCTTTTGCCGATTACAACGACCGCCGCCAACTCCGCGCAATCGCTCTCGATGTCCGCAAGCTGGAGGATCGGGTGAAACAACTGGAGCAGGAGAACGACGCCATGAGAGCCGATCTGCTGCTCTGGCGGGAGGACAAATGGCGTGAGTGATACACCGAGTGATACGCCGAGAACCGATAGGATGGAGAAACTTGTATACTGGATTCAGGACGACATGACTCCAGTTTGCGACTCTAGGTTTGTTCGAACACTCGAACGCGAACTCAACGCAGCAAACGACCGCATCAAGCGGTTGGAGGAGGATCTAATGGACGCGAAGAACAAGCACGCCGCGCTGGTTGCGGACGTTGCGTTGTACGAGGACAGGGGCGAGCGCATCAAGCGGCTGGAGGACATCATCAGTAGAGCAAAAAACAAGTTCTTCCGTCACGGATCTAACGGTACAGCCGCGTCTGGAATGCTGGATATATTAGGGGAAGTGAGGAAGCCGTGAGCGACAAAAACAAATATCCATTGACGCCAGCTTGGTTCGCGTTGGGTGGTTTTTTTACAACACCAGTCCTTGCTATGATACTGCTTTTAGGGGGTGCGATTATGTTTATAGCTTGGCCGTTTATACCAATTCTTTTTTATATGAAAAGGAAAAGTGAATTACAACAGACAAAGGAGGCAAAGCCGTGAGCGACACGCCCATCTCAGACTCAACACCTCACAACATAGCCGAGTTGGGGCTGCTGTGCAGGAGGCTAGAGCGACTCGCAGCAGTGCGACTTCGATACATCAACCAACTCGAAACCGAGAACGACTCGATGAGAGCGGATCTGCTGCTCTGGCGGGAGGCAAAACCGTGAGCTTGCTTGAAAAATTAGGTCTCACAAAACAATCAATGGAGAAGATGCTTGGTGCTGTCGCTCCATTAAAAAAGACTAAAATCAAACGCTATCGGAGATACGAAACTGTTCCAGCGGATATCCGTAAAGCCATTCTCGGAGAGAACGCAACCTACACTTGCCGCGAGTTGGCTAAGAAATATGGCATCTCATCTTCAACTATATGGGACATTAGAGAGAGTAAATCTAAAATTGAATGACAATAAGAAATGATTCATACATACCAAAGCGCGGACATATACCACAAGCAGTAGTGTTAGAAGTATTAGAAGACATAAAGAACAACAGAACATACAGACAAATCAAAGAAGACTACGCAGTCAGCATAGGTTGGATACATAAGATCAGACACAATAAGACCAGAAAATGAACATACTCAACGAAATCAAAAACGGAATCTCCAGATTGCTTGGAGTCCACAAGACGCTGGAGACCAAAGAAGTCTTGAGAACACTTAAGCCCAAACGCATCCAAAAGCGTGGAAGGGGACGACCGAAGGGACTCAAGATACCGCAGCAGATTGTCGATGCGGTGCGACAAGCTGACAAGAGCATGACTAACAAACAGTTAGCTGCTAAGTATCGTGTTTCTTACTTTTGGGTTTGGAGTGTTCGTAGCAATAAGTTGCGCTTGAATTAACCTAATCAACGCGAGTGTGTCTTGATTTTGCTCTTCTTTTATGATTATTGCCCATTGTGAACATCACTCAGCACCACCGTCGAGTTATGGCGATTGGTTGCAGTCATGGGAGCCGAGCCAATCCAGATGCACTCGCTGCGGTGCTTTTGTTCCGCGAGAAATTCAAACCAGACGAGATAATCCATTTAGGGGACGCATTCGATCTTGCCTCATTGCGATCTGGCTCACTCCAAAACCCGAACGACTCGGATCAAGCGGACGATTATCTTGATGATATCCAAGAGGGAGTAAAGTTCCTCAATGAGTTGCGCCCAACGGTGTTTACATTGGGAAATCACGATGAGCGAGCTAGGAAGTATCTCAATCACCATAACGCTGTTGTAAGAGGATTTGCGGAGGCTGTATGGGAACGAATGGTTGAGCCTATTAACAAACACTGCCATACGTTTATTGAGACCCATGACTGTCTTGAAAGATCATTCTATAAGTTGGGCGGTTTTAGTTGGGGACATGGAGTGCTCTATGGGGAAAACTTCATTCGTGATTCAGCCGAGACATTTGGTAACTGTGTTGTGGCTCATGCTCATCGAGCCGGTCAAGCGACTGGTCGCAACCAGTCAAATCCAATTGGCTTTTGTGTCGGAACGTTGGCGGATATTCCGTCAATGGATTACGCAGGAAAACGACGATCAACCTTAGCTTGGTCTCACGGGATCGTATTTGGAGAATACACAGATAACTCAGCGCAACTATACCTGCACCAATGGCCCCAGAACGAACAGAATTGGCATCTGCCGAGCTTTTAAAGCGGCTGAGGTCAGCAATCCAACATCAAGCAGAGAGCGTCCCAGAGGGATGGTTGACCGCTAACCAATGGTCTGATCTTTGGAAGCTGTCCCCTAACGCTGCTGGACTTGTGCTCAACAAGTCAGTCAAACTTGGATTGATGGAAACCAAAAAGTTTCGTATCGACACCAAAACTCGCGGCAACTACCCAACACCACACTACAAGCCAATAGATGAAATACCTGTCAAAGACTAAGCCAACCGTTGAGGTTGAGTTTGTTGCCGAAGCTCAACTAAGGATCGGTGAGACCAAGAGACTCTGCGTGATCTATCAAAGAGGAGAGATCTTCTACGTTCGACCAAAGGCTGAGTTCTTTGATAAGTTTGTGCTGGACGAACCGCAGATCCAGAGTTAGAAGTAAGCAGTCAGCGCGAGCCGTGAGAAGCAAGCGTTGATGTCAAATCAGAACCCATGTTAACCCAATTTCTCCCCACTCTTCCCGTGTACGTCGCGTTGGTTCTGCGCGAGTTCTCACCACGGGCTGAGTGGGGATTTTGGTTTCATCATGCCGAATAGATACATCAGAGAATCAGCGATAGAATCCGAAGCGATCAACAGCCTATCATGGGAAGCTGAAGTCTTCCTGCGGAGGCTCTTTAACAGAGTTGACGATTTCGGGAGACACTCAGCATCAACGCAACTTCTTAGAGCCGCGCTATTCCCGCTCCAGCTTGATCGTGTATCCGAAAAGAAAACGGAAGCGATCTTGTCTGAACTTGAATCTGTCGGTTTGCTCGCCATCTACCAAGTTGATGGTAAGAAGTATCTTCAACTTGCCAAGTGGGAGCAGGGAAGAGCAAAGACAAGCAAACATCCGTCTCCATCTTCAGAAGTATGTAAGCGTCTGCAAACATATGTTTACAACGGAGATCAAGTCCCAACAAATGCTCCCGACTCCGACTCCGACTCCGATACCGATCCAGACTCCGACTCGCTTCGCTCTCGGATCAACAAATGGTTTTCTCGCAGAGAGAACACTGAGTGGACCGAGAAAGAACTCAAAGCTCTCAAGCCAATTGTGAAGCTCAAGACTCCAGAATCAGACTTGCAGCTTTTGGATGCTCGCTACGAATCCAAGAACAAGTATCGCAGGAAGGATATCCTAACCCTCCTTAACAACTGGAACACCGAGATTGATCGCTGTAAGTCTGGGGACGATGACTCTCAGCAATCCCTTCCAATTGCATCTGCTCACAAGAAGCAGATTGACTGGAAGGATTCTCTGTGAACGACGCTTTCTTCGCTGAAGACGACGAGTTTGGTTTGATTGGAGCTTGTCTTACCGGAACCCTCGACACTTGCGCTGACGCATTCGCTGAAGTTAAAAGCGAATGGATAGAGACCAATACGCTTAGAGACACATACGAGACGATTAGGTCTCTAAGCCAACAGAATAGGCAAATATCATTACCCGAGCTTGGTAAGGAATGGAAAAAGCTTAACGGCAATCAACCGATCCCGTTTGAAGACTGGAACAAAGCGATGGAAGTTTGCCCATCACCAGCCAATCTCCCCAACTACGTCAAAGGTGTTGTCGAAGCCGCTCATCGTCGCCAGCTACGATTGACCGGAGACCGATTGATTCGCGAATCCGCTGTCTTGACACTCCAGCCGGATCAAATCGTCTCTAATGCCGAGTCTGGACTCAGCATTGAGCTATCCCGTGAGACTCTCTCAACCTCAAAGCAAGTTGCCGGTACGTTTATTGACCAAATGCAGGAGAGGTTTGCTCGCAAAGGTACGTTGAGCGGGATCACGACTGGATTCTATCGGCTGGACCAGATGACTGATGGTTTGCAGTTGCGAGAGATGGCAATCATTGCTGCTCGTCCCTCTATCGGTAAAACTGCAATTGCCATTGCAATAGCAGAAGCCGCAGCAATACAAGCAAGAGTGCCAACCTTATTCATATCGCTTGAGATGAGTAAGGAATCAATCTTCCGAAGATCAGTCGCTTCTATTGGTGGAGTGCCAATGCAAAACCTAAAAAGCGGTGATCTTTCCGAAGGTGATATGCGCTCGATGAGTGGAGCGTCTGCAAAGATTGCGTCCAGTCCATTATGGTTCCTCGATGGTTCTAGCTCTCAAAGCATTGCCTCCATCACCGCAAACATACGTCGAGCAGTACGCAAGCATGGGGTTAAGCTGGTGATCATAGATTACCTTCAAAAGATCAAAGCCGCAGACCGAGCAGAGAAACGCACCTACGAGGTCGCAGAGGTAAGTGGTAAGCTCAAAGACATTGCCGTCCAAACTGGAGTTGCGATGTTGTGTCTTGCTCAGTTGAACCGCGAGAACGAGAAGGATAAGGGGAGACAACCCAGACTTACCGATCTCGCTGACTCCGGTCAGATTGAGCGTGATGCCGACTGTGTCATGCTCTTAGACCGAGACCGCCGAGAGCCTAAAGGAGAAGCAACCATTGTGATCGCCAAGCAGCGAGATGGTGAGTGCGGACTGGTAAAACTCTTCTACGATGGGCAGTTTTGCCGGTTCTCTGAGTGCGGTATGGATACCTAAGTTTAAAAACCTAACGACAGGTTGACTCCCCTAAACAAGTCTGCCAACCTATCACCGGACCTAAGTCCAACATAAACACCATGATAACCGGCAAGATTGACGTTACTAAAGTAGACAAGACCCATCTCTTCAAAGGTAAGGCTGGAACGTATTTGGACATTGCTCTTATTACCAATAAGGCTGGCCGCGACCAGTATGGTAACGACGGGATGATTGTTCAGTCTGTATCTAAGCAAGCCAGACAAGATGGACATAAAGGCCCTATCCTCGGTAACTATGTAGAGACAGACAACCGTGAGCCTAAGCAAGCAACCAAGAAGGTATCAGCGAACGATCCTCTTGGACCTGAAGACGACATTCCTTTTTGATATACAGCAAACCATTTAACACCATGACAACTACCGCAGAGTTCTTTGAAGATACTAAGTCAGCAACTCCACGCTGTGACGCTGAGATTGAGAAGCTTAGGAAGCATTACCCGATACTAACGTTAACCGTTGTATTCGCATTAGCTCGTAAGCTTGAGATGGAGCTAATCCAATCCAATAACTCTATCGTTGATCTGCTCAACCAGATCGAAGCCATAGAAGAAAAGAACCAACAGTAATATGGGAGGCGTACAGAAATACCTTACTCGTCAAGTCCAAGAAGGTGAGATCTCTAAGGATGATCTGCTCGAATCACAGAGCAAACTAAGCCTTTTAAATCAAGCACCATCACTTGTGCTAAGTGCTATTGCTAAAGGCTGGATAAAGTATCCCGATAAGCTTGAGACTATTACCGAGGAAGAAGAGACTGCTAAGTGGATTGATACATACGACTGCGAGAGAGCTTATCACAACAGAGTTAAAGGAATGACTTACCGTGAGATCGGTAAGCTAATGGGCTGCGGTATGAATCGAGTGAGTGCCATCCTTCATCACGGTGAGAACATTGTACTTCAACGTAAGATGCAATCAATGGGTCATACTATTGTTAGTATCCCTAGTAAAGCTACAGTACAAGAGCATATCACTAATGCTAAGAGCAAGACCAAATCCAAACAGTGATACACTACAGTATAACAGATTGTTTTATGCTACTAGGTATAACGCTTTGCCTACCTAATGCAATAATGTTAGGAGGCTCCCAGCTATGTCTAATACGCAGGTGATCGCGCGGG